AGTCGTTCTTCGTGCTGGATCTGGTTGCGCACGTCGCGCGCGGCCTGCCGTGGCGCGGCCATCGCGTCAAGCAATCCCGCATAGCTTACATCGCAGCGGAAGGCGTGGCGGGCTTTGGGAACCGGCTAGCCGCGTACTCCGCGCACAACGACGTGCCGCTGTCGGAGCTGCCTGTGTTCGTGCGCGGCGGCTCGCTGCTTCTCAACGAAACCGCTGTCAGCATTACCGAAGCCGTCAACGCGCTTGGAGATGTGGGGATCGTGGTTATTGACACGCTGGCAGCCGTCACACCTGGCGCGAATGAAAACACTTCCGAAGACATGGGCAAGTCAATCGAATCCGCGAACCTGATTATCGAAGGCACAGGCGCTTCCGTCATCCTCATCCACCACGCGAACAAGCAGGGCGAAATGCGCGGCTGGAGCGGGCTTCTCGCGGCTGCGGACAACAATATCCGCGTCGAGCACGACGAGGCAAACGGGCTGCGCGCCGCGCATATCGAGAAGCAGAAGGAAGGACGGTCCGGCGGTCAGTACGGTTACCGGTTGCGCGTTGTGGATCTCGGTACGGACGAAGACGGCGACGCCATTACCAGCTGCGCGGTCGATCCCTGCGAAGAAGCAGCGCCGAACACACGAACGGAAAAGAAAGAACGCAAACCACGTTCGGGGGATTTCCATACCAGTAAAAACTTCCACAAGGCGCGCGCATACATGGCAACGCTCGAAGCACTCATCGAAGCTTCACCTAACAAACAACTTACAATGAAGGAGGCAATCGAGGGAATTCAGGGTGACGCTACCCATAATCAGGGCCTCGAAAATAACCCCGACAGATCGAATATTCGCAAGACGATAGGGTCACTCGTTGACCACGGTAGGGTCACCTTGGAACTCGGTATCATAAGGCTTCCGGACGAGTTGGGTGACGCTGGGTGACGCTGGGTGACGCTACTTTAAGGTCACTTTTCGGTTTGGGTGACCCTGGGTGAGGTGACCCTACTCTCTTTAGAGTAGGTCACCAGCGTCACCTCACCCGAAACCCTGTTTATTTTGAAAGGAAAATGAAATGTTCATCATGCTTCGCAGAGAAACCAGCAACATCCTCCTGAAGGCCGACACGGTTCAGGCTTTCGTCGCGTATTCGGAAGCAGGTAAAGAATGCGGTAGTTTTGTTCACTTCGAGAACAGAGCGTTGAAACCGATTTGGGTGATGGAGTCGCCGGAAGAGATTCGCAAGATGATGGAGCGCGGACGATGATTCGAGACGATTCAGTCCTGTGCGTATGCTGTGGCAGGGAGTTCAGCGTGCGCCTGCTGGAGCTGGTGAGGTGGGAAGGGCCGCTCTGGTGCCAGCCGTGTATCACGTATGCCGATACCGAGCTGGCAGAGGCCGCGAGACGCGCCAGAATCGCTCAAGGGCCTTTCGTTGAGCAGGAGTGAGGGGTAGATAGCAGAACGCCCCTTGCGGGGCGTTGTAGGGGGTTTAGAAGACTTTGACGGCGAAGCTTAGTTTTACAGGAACCGTGTCGCCGTCAACCAGTTCGTACGACACGAGGGAAGCCGGCGCCAGTTTCTTCAGTTTTGCTGCTTCGTCCAGGGCTACTGCTTCGCGGGCCAGTGCGAGCGCGTCTTCTGCGCGGAAAGCGCCAAGGGAACGGGCATGGCGGAAGTAGTCGTGTGCGTTCATGGTGTTTCTCCTTCGTGTTGTGTTATCCAGTGACTCCACTATAGCAATTGCAAAACGGAAAGACAAGCCCGAACTGGAAAATTTCTCCAGTTCGAGGGTTTGTCCTTAGTGAATGGGCGCGAAGCCGATTGTGTTCAGTTCAGGGTTGGCGAGGAGAAAGGAATCGCGGTCCGGGAAGCCGGCTTCGGCAGCCAGCGCGTCGGCGCACATCTCCAGCGTGGGGCGGCCCGCGCAGTCGATGAAACCGATCATCTCGTCACCGGGGATAAGGATGGCGTAGCGGATCATTTCTTCTCCAGCACGATGGTGGTTGGACGGGGCATCAACAGCTCGGAAGAGTTTTTCACGAGCAATTCAACCTGAGCGCGCAACTGAGCCAGTTCCAGGTTCGCCCGCTCGCGTGCTGCGCGATAGCCCGCTTCATAGCCACGGTTGAAGCCATATTCGTAGTCAGCGCTCATATCAGCACCACACCACGTGGCGGAAGTCGACAGTACGACGGATGAGCCAGTGCCGGCGCATCTCAGGTGCTTCCATGTCAGGACAGGCGACTTCCATGTAGGCGTTTGCGAGCAGGATCAGGACGGTGTGGAGTGTTGAGAGTTTCATGGCGGTCTCCTGTTGTGGAGATTCCACTATAGCAGTTGCAAAACAGAATACAAGCATTATGAACGCGTGCGTATGCACAGAAAGTCTTGCAACAAATGTTGTCGTCTCGCGGTTTGCGAATCGGATTTGTTGCGAAGTGACCTCCTCTGCGCATCTCGAAAATATCGATGGCTGGCGCTCGGCGGATTTTCCGGAATGCGAATCGTTACCATCTGATAATGGTTGCCTAGGCCAGCAAATCGCGGTCTGATAGCGCGTCTGTGCATTTGCACTTTCGCTAAGTCATTGATTCTAAACGATTGGTGCATTGCACAACGATTTGACATAATGGAAACTATCGAACTTTCGCCTGTCCCGGACCACGATTCGGGCTTGGAACGAGAATCATTCTCAAACTCTGGGACCCGGCAGCCCTCCCGCCGGACGGGTGGCTAATTTTTGAGACCCCTTTCCCAAACCGCGAACCGAAAAAACATTCCGTAAACCATTTGTAAGGATAGGCATGCCATAATCGCGCGGAAACCCAGGAGGGAATATGGCAAACGGATACGTGAAGAACGTCGCGCAGGACCCGGTACAGATCGTGTTCCCGCTGGCCGCGACATTGAACCGCATTGGCGGGCATAGCCGCGTGGCGGTGTACGGGCACCATCCGAGCCCCGTGGTCGCGGGTAACGACGTGTGGGAAGGCGCGAGTGTGTACCCGTTCCAGGCAGCGGCGGTGACGCTGGAGATTCTCTCCGCAAGTGCGAACGACACGGCAGCAGGCACGGGCGCACGGACGTTCACGCTCACAGGACTGGACGCGAACTACAACTCACAGTCGGAAGTGCTGACGATGGCGGGCGTGACGCCCGTGCAGACCACGAAGCAGTATCTGCGTGTGAACAGCCTTGTGCTGGCCAGTGGCGGGAGCGGTCAGACGAACGCGGGGGACGTGACCTTGCGCGTGACGGGCGCGGGCGCCACGCAGGCCATCGCGCGAGCCGGGTATGGGTACGCGAAGCAGGCGATCTACACGGTGCCGGCGGGGTTCACGCTGCTGGTAACGGATCTGCTGCTGGAGTGCGGCGGCACGGGCGCGGCAAGCGACATCGTGTTCAGCTTCACGCGGATCAATGCGGTGGCGAACACGATAGTGACGACCAGCGAGTACATCGCGGGGCCGCTGTTTCCGGTTCAGCGTAGTGTGATCGTAGGCGCGCTGGTAGCGGAGAAGACGACAGTCACGAACCGCATCAAGGCGGTAACGGGCACGGTGGACGGGTTCAGCGCGTTCGAAGGGATTCTGATCGATAACGTGGATCTCCAGTGACAGGACTCACGAGCGCAGCCACGCTGCGCGTTATCTCGGAAGACCGGGCGTTGGCAAGCGCCATGCTGTTCCCGCACCGGCATCCGCAGGCCAGTCCCCCGTTCCATGTGCAGATCATGGACGCGTGGCGAAGTGCGGACGAACTGGTGCTGATCGAGGCATTCCGGAGTGCGGCGAAGTCCACCCTGTCGGAGGAGCATCTGCTGATGGAGGCGTGCTTCGCCAACTTCAACTATTGCCTCATCATTGGCGAGACGTACACGAAAGCCTGTCAGCGCCTGGAGGCGATAAAGAACGAAGCCGCGAAGAACATGAAACTGCTGACGCTCTTCGGCAAGCTGACGGGGCATCGCGGAAGACTGTGGAACGAACACCAGTTCGAACTCCCGAACGGTGTGCTGCTGGAGGCGCACGGGTGGGAGGAAGAGCTGCGGGGCTTCAAGTGGCACGACTGGCGCCCGGACCGCGCGTACCTGGACGACATCGAGAACGAGACAATGGTCAAGGACAAGGCGGCGGTGGATGCCACCTTGCGCAAACTGTATCTCCAGTTGATACCGGCGATGGACAAGGAGAAACGCAAGGTGCGGGTCACGCAGACCCCGCTGGCGGAGGACTGCCTTGTATCCCGGCTGCGAGCGGACGATCAGTGGACGACGCTACGCTTTCCGATCTGCAACGGGGATATCGATGACCCGGCGACTGAGGCGCTCTGGCCGGAGCGCTTCCCGATGGACTGGATCCGGAAGGAGCGCGACCGGTACGAGAAGGCCGGGCAACTGCGCGGGTTCTTGCAGGAACTGATGCTGATGGCGATTGGCTCTCAGGACAAACCTTTTGAAAGTGAGCATATCCGTGAAATCGCACTGGACCCCGCCCCGTGGCTTCCTAAAACGCTTGTGGTCGATCCTGCTCGCACCGCAAGTGTTACTTCCTCTGATCGCACTGGCCGTGTTGTGCTCTCTCGTCTCGGAACCCGTATCTACGTGCACGCAAGTTCCGGCGAGTACTGGAAGCCAGACCAGATAATCGCGGATGCGTTCGACACGTCGCGCAGGTTCGATGATGCGAACGTGGCGATTGAAAAGAACTCGCTGGACGAGTGGTTGCTGCAACCGATGCGCGCGGAGATGTTGCGGCGTGGGGTCAGCCTGCCTCTGAAGGCAATCCAGGCGCCGCAGGACCGTTCGAAGGAACAGTTCATCATGGGCCTTCAGCCGTTCTTTGAGGCGGGGGACGTGGTACTGGTGGGCGGACGCGGACAGCACGCGCAGCTGGTCGCGGAGATTTTGAACTTCCCTTCCGGCAAGCGCGACATTCTCAACGCGCTGGCGTACGCGCAGCGTGTGTTCTCAGGAGTACCCGTCTATGAAGACTTCGGCAGCTACAACATCATCGACGGCTATGAACCTACTGCCCGCGATGCAATGGCGCTCTGCTTCAACGCGAACGGGAGCGAGACTACGGCGGTCCTTGTTTCTGTTGAAGGTGAGCGCCTGGCTGTGGTTGCCGACTGGATTTCGCCAGTCGTGCCAGCGCAGGCTGTACCGGACGTGCTGCAACTTGTACGCGCAGCTTTCCCGCGAGCAAGGCTAACCTGCTGGATACCGGGCGACGTGGCAGACCAGGCGGACCGCATGCCGCTGATGACCGCCTTGCGAACCGCGAAGATGAACCCGATGCGCGGGGCGTATCCGAGCATGGCGCGCGGCGCGCTGTCGCCGATGATTCGCACGGAGATGAAGGGCAAGCGCCTGTTGCTGGTCGATAGCAACGCGCGGCAGACGCTGAACGCCCTTGCCGGCGGCTACTGCTACCCGGTCAGCAAGACGGGGCAACTGGCGGCAGAGCCTGAGCGCGGCGCGCATCGCACGCTACTGGAGGGTCTGGAGTCAGCAGTATTTGTGCTAACATCGCGACAAAACACCTTGCCGGAAGATCTGGCTTCTGCTATGAATCCGCATGGTGCTCAATATTTCACGTCATTACCCCGGAGGTAATCATGGCCGTCTCCCGTACCATTGTCCCGAAAGCCCCCACGCAAAACCCGACCGCCTTCTATAAGGGCGAACAACAGGGAGGCACGCACGGCAAGCCGACCAGCGTTCCTGAGAAGCTCCAGGGTGGCCCGATGCGCGAGAAAATGCGCCGGAACGGTCTGTGATGGAAGGCAAGAAAGGCCGGATGAACCGGGTTTATACGGCCCCCGGTGTCAAGGCGTCGCCTGAAGCCATCAAGAAGGGCGGGCGCTCGGAAGATCCCGGCAAGGGCAAGATGCCCGCGCGCGGCGAGCGTACGGCGAAGCACAAAGCGAAGATGGGCGGCTGATCGTGGGCTATCGCGACCACCATAAGAGCGAAGGCAGTCAGGGTCGGGAGCGCGACACGCGCAAGACACCCGGCAAGGGCGCCAAACTCCCGCCGATGGGCGTGAAGCGCAAGATTGCACCTAAGAAGAGGCCAGCATGAAAGTGTCGAAAAAAGATCGCGCCGGCAACAACGGGCGCAACTGGTCGGAATCCGTCGAACTGCGCCACGGGGTACCGTGGGGCGGCAAGAAGACGGACACCACCTTCGGGCGCACGTCGAAGAAGCCGGAAGAAGATGACCGGCCAGCACGCACGCCGAAGGACCGCAACACGGGTAGTTCCCTCGCACGCAAGCTGACCGGAAAAGTCATCGGATAATGGCGCGCAAAAAGAAAGAAGAAAAGAAGGTCGAAGAGCCCGTAATCGAAACCCTCGATTCACGGGCTTTGGACGCTGAAAAGACGGGCGAGGAACTGGAGAATTTCGCGGAAGACCTGGGCAGCGAAGCCTATATCGACGCCTGCAAGCTCTACCCGAAGATCCAGAAGTGCTACGAAAACAAGCAGCAGCAGTCCGACTGGGTTGAGGAATACTGGAACATCTACAATGCGCGCCCCGATGAGAACCAGCAGTACACAGGCAACAGCCAGTGCTACATTCCTGCCGTCCGTGACGCTATCAATGCTCGCTGCAAGCGCACTCTCGCAACGCTATTCCCTGCCAACTACAAGCACGTCGATGCCGTCGGGCCAGCATCCGTCACCCCTTTTCCTACACTCGCCTTACTAGAGCACTACATCCGCAAAACGAACCTGAAGGATATCGTTCGCGCGGATCTGCTGTCGGGTGACGTGACCGGGCAATGGTGCCTGTACGTGGACTGGATGAAGACCACGCGCCGGATCACGGAACTGGTCAAGAAACCGCCGATCCTGATGGACGAAGCGTCGGGCGTCGAGGCGGAAGACATCACCGTCGAGGAAGAGTGGGACGTTGAAGAGAAGGAAATCGTAGACGAAATGCCCGACATCACGCCGATGGCCGTTGACGATCTCGCTGTGTACCCGCCAACCGTGAACGACATTGAGCGCGCGACCGCTACGGCGGTACGGCTGCGTCTGTCGAAGGAATCCGTCCAGCAGTTCATAGACGAAGGCGTCTTCGTCGGCTGGAACGCGAAAGAAATCATGGACAACCTGAACGAACCGGATGGCGGTCGTCAGAAGCGTGTCCCGAACAAGCGCCGCACGGCAGATGCCGGCGTGCGCACGGAAGGCACGTACAAATACGCGCTGATCTACGAGGTGCACACGAATCTGGAACTGGAGGAAGGACGCGGCAAGGAACCCTGCTTCGTCTACTACGCCGGTCCGGAAGTCATTCTCGGCATCATCCGTAACCCGTTCTGGTCGAAGAAACGCCCGATCATAACGGCGCCCGTAGAGCGGATTCAAGGGACGATTTACGGCATCTCGCGCGTTGAACCCGTCAAGTACCTGCAGTGGAACCTGAACGATTACTGGAACATGGGGCAGGACAGCGCGCAGTATGCGCTTCTGCCCATCGTGATGACAGACCCGCTCGCGAACCCGAACTATCAGTCGATGGTGATGGGACTCGCAGCCGTGTGGCTGACCGATCCGCAGAAAACGCAGTTTGCGCAGTTCCCGGCGATCTACAAGGATGCCGTGGCCTTGTGCCAGGCTATCAAGGCGCAGATCAACGAGAGTATGGAAGTCAATGACGCCATGCTCGGCAAGATGCCGCCGGGCCGGAAGAACCAGGCGCAGGCCGCCGCTCAGGCGCAGGAACAGCAGTCGAACATTATCGACCACGCGAAGCGCTACGAAGGTTGCATCCTGAATCCGCTGCTGGAACGCATGTTCGAACTCGATCGCCAGTTCCGCACGAAGGAACTGACCGTCGTGACAATGGGTGAAGTCGGCGCGCGCGCCAAGCAGGAAGAGATTCCCGTGCAGGCGTTCAACGAACGGTACTTCTTCCGCTGGTGCGGCACGGCTTACCAGACGGGCATGCAGCGCATGCAGCAGATGATTGCGTGGATGAACGTCCTGCGCGGCATCCCGCCGCAGCAACTGGACGGCAGACGTCTGAACGTCGGCCCGATTCTGGAGATGGGCACGGAACAGATTTTCGGGCCGGAAGTCGGCCCGCGCATCCTGATCGATGAGCGCAACCTGTACCACGTCGAGCCGTCAGATGAGAACCTGATGATGCACAACGGTTTGCCTGCTGAAGTCCATCCGGCGGACGACGACCAGCGGCACATCGCGGAGCATATGCAAGGCGCGACGCTGACGGGCGATCCGCATGGCCTGTTCCGAGCGCACATTCAGGCGCACCAGCAGGCAATGAACCAGAAGATGCAGAAGCAATTAGGTGCGCCGCAAGGCCAGCCCGGCGTACCGGGCGGCGCAGGACCAGGCGTGGCCGGAACACCGCGCCCCGGCGCGCAGCCCGGTCAACCTCGTCCGCAAGGCCCAGCCGGAATGATTCATCCTGATTCAGTACAAGATCCGCAGATGGGGCCTCGATGAAAGACTTCTGCGCGCGAGTGACGCCATGGGGCACAATACAGACCGGGAGTCAGTTTGACGCCCTGTCGGCGTTCGAGCAGAACGCGGTATTGGCGCACGAGCGCGGGCACCTGCACCACAAGCACGTGCGAACCCGGATTCTGTGGATGATTACGCTGCGCGCGTTCTTCCGGACGGAAGCGTTCTTCGCCATGTGCGAGGCGCAGGAGCTGGAGGCGGACCAGTACGCGAAGGCATGCGGCTACGGGCCGGGACTTGTCACGTATCTCCTGACGCACTGCCCCGGCGGGCGCCCGTCGATAAGCAAACGGTTAAGGGCACTCCATGGCTGACCAGTTCCTGATTACTCCGTATCGGGTGCGCTCTGCGGGCACCGACGTACCGCCTGAAGAAGTGCAGGCAGGGATTAACTCGCTCGCGCAACAGACCACGGTAGCGCTTAACACCATCGTGGCGGCAGGACCGCAAGGTCCGGCGGGCGGCGACCTGTCCGGAACGTACCCAAACCCGACAGTGGCGGCGGTGCATGCGACTTCCGGCACGTTGTCGGGCGTCGCAGTCACGGGCGGCACGATCAACAACACGCCGATTGGCGGCACGACGCCGAACACCGTGGCAGGCACCAGTCTGTTCGCGAGTGGCGGTGCGATCCCCGGTGTAACGGTAACCGGGACTCAGATCTACAACAGCCCGAACCCCACGGTCCAGTTCATTGATTCGATCCGCAGCGCGAATAACAAAAACGCGTTCATCACGTGGGGCAGCACGGTTCTGGCTTTCGGTTTTGCCAATGACGCGTTCGGCGCTTCTGTGAATGCTTTCACGGTTACAGGCGGGCAAGCGGCGGGCATCAGCGGCATCACGTCGAACAGTGGCACGGGCGCATGGGCGCACACAGGCGGGTTCAGTGCGACGGGCGGCATTAATAGCACGGCAGTCGGCGCGACCACACCTTCCACGGGCGCCTTCACGACGCTTACCGCTTCAAGCGGCATCAACAGCACGAACATTGGTGCGACGACGCCGGGCACCGGTTCGTTCACGAGCCTTACGGCCAGTGGTACATTGACCGGGTTTCCGGGGCGCCTGCTGAATATCCAGCGAATTACCGCCACAGGCACCTACACGGCGACGACGGGCGCAGTAAATGTCGTTATCGAGATGGCGGGCGGCGGCGGTGCGGGCGGCGGTTCACCAGCCACGGGCGCCTCACAGGTTTCCGTAGGTGCGGGCGGATCGGCGGGCGGCTACGTACGACATCGCGGGCTGGCGAGCGCCTTCACCGGTCTTACGGCGACCATCGGCGCGGCGGGAACGGGCAACTCTGGCGCGACAGGCGGCAACGGCGGTAACACCACTTTTGGCACGCTGACCGCGAATGGCGGTAACGGCGGCCTGGCAGGCGTCACGGGAGCCACTTCAAACGGCAACAACACCGCAGGCGGTGGCACGGCATCCGGCGGTTCGCTCATGAACAACACCGGCATGCAGGGTTCGCCTTCGGCGGGCACGTTCGGCGGAATGGTTCTGATCGGCATCGGCGCGACTCACCTTCTCGGCAGTGGCGGGAATATCGGAAACAGCGCGACGGGTGGTGCGGCCAGCGGTTTCGGCGCAGGCGG